CCGACAATGACTGTGATCGGCGCAGGAGATCGGGCGGTGCCGATCGTGACCAGCAACAGTCGTATTCGGCTACCGACCATCGCGGGTATGGACTTCGGCCAGGATCACTGCCCGACCTGCACCGCCACGGCGGACGGCGTGGACCACGACTTCCGCAAAACGACGTCGCTAAGTGTTTGGGAATCAGTTCTAATGCTGGCTCTACGTCTTTTGTTGGATCCAAGGTGTCATCTAACGCTTCGTCAAAATTGCAAGGAAACGATACCGTGATACCCCAGCAACTCGCATCTATAATGGATGACATACTGGACCATCCTCCTATGTTCACGCGAGTACCGACTGAACAAGGTATGTCACTTCCTTTCACTGATCCGATCGTCGTGCCGGATTATGATGCTATTAGGTCGTACAACGATAAATTGTTGAAAATGCGCAAAAACGCCGAAGAGGCGTGTACATATAACGCTAAGACATACAAGGCTGTGCTTGATTACGCTACATCCGTCACATCGCACGAATCCACGCCAACGGACCCTGCCGACACCAAACCGAGTGCCCCTTTGCCCAAACAAACGGAAGAACCGGTCACTGGTGATTGCATGCCTGATGGATTCGACGGTCAACCCGAAAAACTGCAGCCGTATATTGCCACACAGGCGGCACGTCAATTTGCACAAACCATTATAGATCATCGTCGATTAAGACTACTCGAACTGTTCGAATATTTGAACAACGAGACACGATATGTGCTACGCGAGATGCGTAATGCCTTCGATGAGATCATGAATCAGGCTCGCGTCGCGGGTAAGGAGTATGATGATAATCGACGCGGTGAACGACTGAGCAACGAAATTGATCCGAACGTGGCTCAGGAATGGTACGATCAGAACGGCACCGTACTACTCGAACGTGACGTGTTTAATCAGAAACTATTTCACACTTCGCCGCTGTATAAAAGCTCATCGCGGCTCCTGCGCGCTGGTGCAACTAGCAATATGCGCTCTTATGGATTCTCGAATCGAACCTACGGAGTGCGTTCTAGAGTTTCCGCGAATTATACGCGACCCGTCGCCGCCGGTGATTATGAGTCGGCCTACGACGGTGATACATTGGTCAAGATCGAGCGAGCCGATACAAAGGACCGCGATGGATACGACATGTATGAAGTTGAGACACCGAATGCCTTTGTACTCGTTAACGGGTCTGTGAGACACTTTTGCGCTTTGAAAAAGTTGCACAATATCGATCCAACAATGTGCGTGAATCATATAGCGCTCATGACGCTCGTAGACGGCGTACCTGGTTGCGGGAAGACTGAAGAAATTTTGAATCGCGCCGAACCGGGCGATCTCATTTTGACTATCACGCGCGAGAATCGAAAAAATATTCAGGAACGTCTGATCGCGAAGGAGAAAACCGATATAATGACTATTACGCTAGATTCGTATCTGATTAACTACGCGGGACGTATGCAATACAAACGCGTGTTCTTTGATGAAGGGTTGATGGAACATGCGGGTTACTTCGACATCGTATGTTATTACACGCAATGCATACAACTACTCGTCTTCGGTGACACCCATCAAATTCCGTTCATTCCGCGTCAGGGACATCCAACTATTCGTCATATCATGCACGAATGGCACGATGTTGAGTATCGTTCGGTGTCGTATCGTTGTCCACTGGATGTAACGGCTGTCTTTCGAGGTGTGTGGCCCCAAGGGTTTATCACGACCTCTAAAGTGGCGCAGTCGATAACAACGCATCCGATTAACGGCGCCGAAGATATACGTCTCGAACATCAGGACGCCAAGGTCATCACCATGACGCAGAACGAGAAGATGATACTTATCAAGCGATTCCCGAATTGCAATACGATTCATGAAGTCGAAGGTCAGACGCACGCTCATGTTGCGATGGTGCGACTGCACACAAAGCAACTCAAGCTGTACGACGAGATTGACGAAAATTCGCACTTCAACGTCATGCTCACGCGTCATACCCATACATTCCAATATTTTCACGTTACTACTGACGACAAGTTCAGTAACGAGTTGCGCAACAAGCGATCGTGCAAACCTCCAACTGAGAAGGACCTGCCTGCGCTGCCTTCGTTCGCTACCGGTGTGACACACGAGACCCGCCGGGCGCTTACGGCTCATCGCGCCGTAATGGCCTATGTGTATCAAGAACCGCGCAAGTATACGCAGACCGTGTTGCCGAACGACCCACGTTGTGTTAAGGTGCTTGACCTAACTCAAGGCGTGCCGACTGACGCCGTGAAGTTGTCGTACGGTGTGCCACACTACTTGACACGTCTATCGCTCGGACCTGACTACAACCATATACATCGATCGGAGTACAAGTCTAGCGTCAATGACGTTATTAAAACCATTCAGGCTTGCGTAGATCATTACGCGCCAACGGCTTCCACGGAATTCACGGATTGCGATGCGATACAAATCGAGTACAATGACTTGGACGTGGCTGTGTCCAACATGCGTATCAACTTGGCCAAGTTGGATATTGATGTACTCCGCACATGTAAGGTCCCGACGGTAATGTCTCGTATTCGCACAGGATGGCCGATCACCAGCTATGGTACGATGCGACAAATCTTGTCGTGCATTGCTCAGCGCAACTGTTCCGCGCAACGACAGATGGTGCCGCAGGATGTAGGCGATGAAGCACAGAACATGCTTAATTCGTTCTACGCGAAGCACGCTGTGCCCAATTACCGCGACATCTTGAACTCCTACCGTGCCAACCCCGTAGTGTTGGACGAGGAGGCGGTCGCTCGTTGGGTTTCTGAGACAGATAACGATAAAATTAGACGTATCAACGATCAAGTTGACCACGTCGATATTAAAAAGTTCTTGACTTACCTGTTGGACATCAAAGGAGTTCCGAAACCGAAACTCGAGGGACCCGCGATCGTCGGTACGGTTCCCGTGTCACAGGGGATTATTCACCAGGATCCGGAAGCAAGTCTCTTCTACTGTATCATGGTGAAGGAACTTACAGATCGCTTCATAGCATTATTGAGCCCTTCGACATACGCCGGTATGCGCAAACGTCCTGATGAGTTGGGTCATTGGTTGACGCAACACGTCCCGGTCGAATCGCAGTATCACGCTATTGAAGTCGATTTCAGCAAATTTGATAAAAGCCAGCATCGCACAGCATTGTTCCTCGAGACCTTGCTAATGCAAGACCTCGGGTTACCTGCGGATTGGGCTGCTCTGTGGTACCGTATGCATACTCAATCAGTGTGCTGCGGTTTGCGACACGGTATAAAGTTTTACTGCATGTTCCAGCGTCGTTCAGGCGACGCAATGACTATGCTAGGCAACACTTTCATAAATATGGCCGCGTTGGCACATAGTATCCCGCAGAAAGGTTTTGTATGCGGTGCATACAGCGGTGATGACTCGTTTGAATACTATCTAACGCAGCCAGATGTTAGCATGGCCAACACAATTTTGGTCAACGCGTTCAACCTGAACGCCAAGATCATACAACGACCCGTCGTGTACTTCTGTTCGCAGTTTCTCGTGCGCACTCCCGACGGATGGGTTGTTTGTCCGGACGCGTGGAAAGTTATGCTGCGTCTCGGACGCCACCTCGAGTTGGATACTGTTGACATCGACGCTGATCTTGAGGAGCGCCTCATCAGTTTGCGCGACACGATCAGACCGCTCACGAATATGACGGTGAGACGCTTGATGCAGTTGTGCATCCTCGACCGTTACGGTGATAACCCTTGCGTGGGTAGTGCACTCGCGGCCGTAGCTGAAATGTACTTTTTCAGCTTGAAAGACTTCAAGAAACTCTTTCACATCTATAAATCTCCTTTGTTTGCACGCAAAGGTAGGAAACAATTACATAGCGCCCTCGCTGAAATTAAACGTCGCGAGGGGAGAACGCCGAAGCCCGAGCGAATTCGAAAACGCAACTTCTATTCGTCTACGAGCTCCTTCTAGTTTATGAGTAGTTCCA